GGGAATACAAGAAACCCCTGCAATGCGTGACTCTTTCATTGCAGGGGTGATATGTCGTTGCGAATTGCTTCGCTTCTTATATCCGATAAGATTCTGCATTGCGAGTCACTTCAATGCGAGTGCAAAAATACATACCATTTGGCAGACTTCCAAATATTTTTAGATTTTTTATGGATTTTCCTTTCATTTTGCCAAACACCAAGAAACGGACTATTATCAATAAAAGAAACGCGATAATGGCAAATTTTGGCAGTACAATGGCAGATGTGGGCTTCAACGTGACCAACGGGGCCATCAGCAAGACCCTCTCAGTCGAGTTGAACAATCTCGAACATCTGCTTATACACGGTAAACACAAGGGTGTCAGATTCTACTACGACCAGACATCAGGCGGCAATGTGCTCTCAGTCCTAACCAAGTCAGTCATTGGCGGTGCCGTGTCTGAGTTGAGCAGTCTGGCTAAGAATACGTTCAAGGACTTGTTGTGGAAAGACCCGAAAAAGAAAGGTGTCACTGAGGGGTGGGCATTTGACCGCATGGAAGCTATCAAGGAAGAGGTCAATCAGGAGTATGGCAAATTCCCCGTTGGCGGCGGTTTCATATATGCTATTGACCATCAGGGCTACCGTTGCCGTGACGCATTGATGTTGGGTATTCCTCTTGCAGATGACAAGAAGATTCCATTCAGCCAAGAGTATCGTAACGAGGACCTGATTGCCGACTTCAGAACTGGGGAGAAGCGCAGCCAAGTATATCAGAAGAACGCTATAGCTCAATGTGACCACCTCGTATGGTTCGACTGTACCGCCATTGTCAGCGTCGATTCTCAGAAAAACCTCGTCATCACGCCGGTTCAAGGACGTGATTATAGCCGTAAGGAATTGGTATCAAACGGCGACATCAATATAAGTGTAAGTGGCTTTATTACAAGCGCTTATCCTGATGTGTACCCAGCAGAAGAAGTTAAAAAGTTGCGTCAGATTCTTCGTTACAAAGGCGTAATTAAGGTGAATAACCAGATTCTTGATGGCTGGGATATTGACAAAATCATCATCAAGGAGTTTAACTTCCCTCAGGAAGAAGGTGGCAAGGCCATTCAGAAATACTCTTTCACTGCTGTTGCCGTTCAGCCTGTCAAGCTCTCAGAAGTTGAGGAAGATGCAATCGGTATCATCAAGCAGCCGTTTGACATTGAGGTTAAGCCGAAGAACAAGTGGCAAGATATGTTGGAGAAGCAGCTTGACCGTCTGAAGCAGGCTGCTGGAAGCCTTGTTGACGTTGGCTTGTCTCAGGGCAGCAATTTGTTGAACAATGATATGAAGAACTGGTAATGGATAGCAGCCCCAAGACAATCAACCGTGAGGACTACGAGCAGATACTGAAGCAGTATCAGTCGTACCTTGGCAAAGACGATACTCCATCATACGTCTACCACAAGTCTGAGGAGGATCGCCTGATGATGTTGTGTTGTCAGATTAAGATTTGGCAGCCTAAGGGAACTGAGTGGTTCGACATCCCAGCACATGATGAATGTCTTTGCATCCGCGAGTGTAGCAGCATTGAAATCAGCAAGAGTTACAAGGACGTTATCAGTACGGCGGTCGTGAGAATCCCACGAGGCACCGTAGTTGATATGCGCAACAAGAAGGCCAATGTGAAGCAGGGTGACGAGGAAACAGGCACTCAAAACGATAATCAAACTGTAGAGGATGCTACCCAGCAGGGCGATATGATGACCCCTGATAGCGCACGTTACCTTGATGACGGTGTTTCTACCGCTTCACTTGCTCCGAACTATGATGACCGTAGCCTTTTGGAGTTCAATAAGTCTCAGAATGACGTGGCTTTGCTGGAACCAGGTGATATGGCCATTGGCAACCGTATCGAGATACGCCTTGGATATGCCTACTCAGAGAAGGAATATGATTTGATTAAGGCTGGTGAGGGCAAGGACTTGAATCTGGACCTCGTTTTCACTGGCTTCATCACAGGTATCTCAGTGGGTACTCCGCTTGAAATAGAGTGCGAGAATATGGCTCACTTGCTGACCACCTTCAGCATACCGAAAAACATTACTGACAAGACACCATTGCACGTTGTGGACTTTCTTGGTCCAGACGGAAAGTATAAGCTACTGGAAGGAACAGGGCTTGAATTGACTGAATCTACATTGCAATGTGTTGATAGTCATAAGATTGATGTTCGTGGTGCCGCCGTGAGCGACCAGATGAGCATTGTGGACGTTATCGACTTGTGGCGTAAGCATGGTGTGATGAGCTACATGGTGGACGATAACGCTTCAGGTGTGTCGAAACTCCGTGTCGCTAAAATCTACTATGCTGGCCCAGGTGGTACGGGTATGCCGACTAACGAGGTCGAATACATTACCTACAATGGCGGTGACAGTGTGTATGCCATCATTCAGGCCGATTGGGATGTTGCCAATGATGACCTTGGACTGATGCACACCGACAAGAAGTATTTGGCTGTTGAGGCTGAAGGTAAGAACAAGGATGGTAACTGGTTTAAGCTGACTATTATCCCAGACCCAGATATTGAAGATGAAGGCTGGGTGCTTGACAAGACCAAGAAGTTCCGCATCAGCAATGAACAGGAATACAAGCCTCGTAAGCAGAGAAAGCGCAGTAACGGTTCTAAGAGTACGATGGTCAAGAAGAGTAAGCTGGCCAACAAAATCAGCATGAAGCGTTACAATGTCGTTCCGTATATTTCTACCAAGTTAAGCATTACGAGAGACGAACTTGTTGCTGAGGCCATTGCCTATTGGGGCAGCTATGTTCCTAACGGAATAGAAGGCTCACTCACCATCTTTGGCGAACTCGATATACAACCAGCTCAGATTATCGGACTTGTAGACCAGCGTCAGCCTGAGAAGAACGGCTACTATTTGGTTGAAAGCGTTGATATTGACTTCGGTATGAACGGCTACAGAAAGAAACTCAAACTCCCATATAAACTTGCATCCTTCGGTGGTGCTGTAACGACTATCATATAGTATGACAACAAGAGGTAAAGCAAACGAGATACGGAAGGCTTATAAGGACTTCATACAACGGACTGCTCTCAGAGGTCAGTTAGACCCTGAAGGCAATCTCATTGGCACACGAAAAATCATAGGCTATGTGGCCAAAATCCATGAGGACGATGATGACGAGCTGAAAGGCACCATTGACGTTCAGGAGTTCAACTATGACGCAAAGGATGATGAGGATTTTGAGGGTGCTGGACTACATGAAGGTGTGAGGCTGTGCGCTACTCAGACTAATGAAGGTGGTGTTCTGATAGTTCCGTTGTTGTTCTCTGAGGTTGTCATCACTCAGAATCCTTCAAACCAAGAGGAATATGTCATTGGTTGGAGCCATGCAAAGGCTATCCAGCTAAACAGCCACGAAACCATTCATTTCGGTGTTACTGAGTATGAGGATTTCGTAGAGACTGAGGATGGCTTGGAGAAGGACTATAATGAACTTGAAGAGACTGGCAAAAAGACTTCCACTGACTACACGGCTGAATCTATCAAGGATGAGGTGACTGTTGACGGTGAAGGACTTGTTCAGGAAAAGACCGCTGAGAAGAAAACCATTCAAGTAGGTGACACAAAAATCACCATTGACGGTTCTCAGGTCACTATAGAGACGAGCGGCAATGTCACATTCAAGGTCGGTGGCAGCACTATCAAGGAAGAAGATGGCACTGTTACCGTGGAAACTGATACGGCAAATATCAAGTCATCTACGGCCAATATCGAAGGTGACACCGTAAAGGTCAAGGGTAGCAATGTCGAAATCACTGGTGGAAATCTGAAAGTAAAAGGTGCATCAGCTACAGACTTAAACGGTCCATTTAATGCTATCAAAGTATGTCCTTTCAGCGGTGCGCCTCATTGTGGTTCTCAGGTAAGTGGCACATAATTGTAGAGTATTGTTAAGTAATTGTAGAGTAATTGTAAAGTATGAGTAAGTCGGCATTTGCAAAAACCATCATCAATAAGATGAAGTCTGCTATTGGAACTGATGGTCAGTCCTTCAATAGCGGCTCTGCATCTGCTGCAATGGCTGCTGTGGCGCAGGGAATCACTGAATACCTTACTCAGAATACGAAGGTCATGGTCAAGTACACTGGAATCATCCCAGGCACCCCACCAACACCTGACCCGACACAAGCTGACACCTTCAAGATTGTAGGTGTTTGCGCTCCACCTTCTCAGTCAAATAGCT